GCACTGCCGCGTTAAGCGTACACCAATCAGCAACCTTTCGGAGGCCAATATGTCTACAGCAATTAAAGAAATTACTTTCTTGAAAGGAACTCTATCTCACAGATACCACCACCAGCCCTCATCGAGCTGGAGTAGTATAGGTGATCAGGAAGTCAGTTCAGGATATCGGTTAAAATCTCGCGGAGCATTTGTTAGCTCTAACGGGGTCATACCGACTAATTACTTTCACTGTAAATGGCAATGTGGGTCTTCGTTTTCCGACTACTCCAAAAGCATTTACGCCTCCCACGAGTTGGGAGATGTATACACTGTCGGAAGTCAAACCGGTCCTAATATAAATGGATTATGGTCTGGCTTCTCCTTCAGTGGCTTACATGGAGCTTTTAATGTCGGTGCGTCTAAAGGGGTATCTCCTTTGAGTATCCCTACCCTTGAGAAAGCACGTTGCTTTAACAAGTTGTTAAAACGGATTGATGATCAATCCATTAACATAGGCGCGATAGTTGCAGAACTAGGTGAAACCGTAGCATACGGTGCATCTATTGGTCTTTCTCTAGCACGTTTCGGTACCTCTATTCTCACTGGCAATTTTAGTTCTGCCGTGAAAACATTTGGTATCACAAAACGTCGTTGGAGGAGATTTCATAGAAGCTCTCTTTATAAGGCTTCTACGAGTGTAACTGAACAGGTGGCTAAACGTTGGGTAGAATATAGCTTTGCTATTTATCCAACCCTTAAGGACATCAGAGATCTTACCGCACTATACTCGTCACCTGAAAAGGTGCTGGGTAGAGTTAAGGTTCGTGCTTCTGCTATCCAAAATGTGTATAGGAACGACGCGTCTCCAGCCTCTATTAATGGCTGGGAACACAATGTTACTTCTATACTCACGGGAAACGTTTATTCACGGGTCACTTATTCAATTAATGACCCAGAGATAATTTCACGGAAAGCCCTTGGTTTAAATAACTTAAAGTCTGCTGCTTTAGAAGCAGTGCCATTTTCATGGCTTGTTGACTATGTTATCAATCTCGGAGAATTCGTATCACTATTGTCTGCCGTGGATGGACTTACGTTCAAACATGGCTACGTTAGTGCGAAATTAAATCAATCTGATCAGCTCAAGAGTGAGTTTATCACCGCTGGCCCCAAGAAGTCGTATCGTAATATAACACATATTGCGAACGGACTTTGGGAAGGCTATAAGCGGGAGAAAATGATCTCTTTTCCTCGACCGACACTTCGCGTTGTACTACCGGAGCTGACCTTACGGAAAGCTTCGCTAGCATTAAGCGTGGGGTATTTACTTAAACGTAACGCTGTCACTGTGGCGGCCTATTAAGGGCTTACACACACAGTATATGGAGGCACTATGCCTGCTATATCTGCTTTATCTTTAACAGATGGCACAACACCAGTAGCATTGACACCTTTTAGCCGTTCGGCTGATGTGTCAAAATATCGCGGTACCGCAGCTTCAACTTTAGCTGCGAATCCATCTTTGACTATGCGTGTAACGGAGAATAATGGCGTTCAACGCCAGATTATTCGTTATACCGAACCCGTAGTCGTCACGGACACTTCAACAAGTGAAGACTTGGTGAAGGAGAATGTAATCGTTGAGATTAACATTCGTGTGCCTGGAATTTGTTCCAGTGCACTTCGAGAGACCGCTGTAAAGCGTGCCCTCGATGTAGCCCGTGTAGGTAATTTAGATGTGGAATTGTCGACTGGCGAAGGCCAGTGGTAAAGACCATATTACGTTTTGTCGCTCGTTCTGTGGTTAATGCAATCCTTGTATTAGTCGAACAGAGAGAGACGAAACGTGATTCTAAACCTAAGGATGATAAGCCTAGCTAATCATCTAACCTAAGATAGATTTTTCTTTCAATTGGAGTTATCCTTAATGAAAAGATTTACCCGTAAACAAGCCGTTATGGCTCGTGAACGTTTTCTGAATGCGATATTCAGAGGAAAAAGTGAACTAACTAGCACAGCATTATTTGACCGTATACTCTCCTGTGAACCAATAGGTTCGTCAGGAGCGTATGCTTTCAAGTGGGCGTATCTGAAAGAGGAAATTCTCACTAAGTTTTGTGATGATTCTACCAATCCAGATATTCGTGCTACGAAAGCCGTCGAGAAAATGTTAGCCAGTGAAGTCGTTTGTAAACAAATGAACGACCATGGTTTTCATAATTTCGAAAATAAAGAGTCGATTATATTTACCGCATCTGGGATTATTTCCAGTGTGTTAGGTGATATCGATGCTTTATTTAATAAGTTTGACACTCACTGCCACTTCACTAGTGGAGCAACAGCGTGTCGCACTAAACGGTACGGGGATCCATACTATAAGTATGATTCCTCGCGTTCACTTAAGGTTACATCCTCTGCGCTACCATATGCAAAATACATTATCGATTCTACACCCCTCTGGGGCGAACAAAAGATAATAACTTGCGATGGAAACGTCGTTTTTACCGTACCGAAGACAAGTGAAATAGATCGTGCAGCATGTAAGGAACCAGCTTTAAATCAGCTGCTTCAAACTACTGTTGGCGATCACATTCGTGATAGGCTTAAGTTATTTGGGATTAATCTAAATGATCAGTCCCGTAACCAAAAGCTTGCACGGGAGGGGTCCCTATCGGGACACCTCGCCACTATCGACCTTAAGTCGGCTAGTGACAGTATTTCACAACGTTGCGTATTCGAACTACTACCCACTTGTTGGGTAAAACTCTTAGATGATCTTCGATCCCCTAAGGGTTTGCTTCCCGACGGCAGTGATGTCGTTTGGGAGAAACATAGTACGATGGGCAACGGATATACCTTCGAGCTCGAATCATTAATATTCTGGGCACTAACTTGTGCCACGATTAAAAATGAAAATCGTGTTGACGCTACGTCAGTACGATATAGAGCTACCCACGTAAGTGTCTACGGTGATGATATCATATGCCCCTCTTCTCATTATCATGCAGTGTGCCAAACCTTGATTGGTGTTGGTTTCACTGTAAATGAGAAGAAAAGCTTCCATGAGGGTCCCTTTCGGGAATCTTGTGGAGGCCATTATTATAATGGTCATGACGTCAAACCGTTCTACATACGAAAACCTATAGATTCGCCAGACAGAATCATCTGGTTACTCAACGCCTTACGGCGGTGGGCATCAGATGACGATGGTTGGTGTGATCCATCGGTTTATCAGTTATGGCTTCAACTACGTCGTCAGTTCTGCCCTCCCGAGTTTCTCGGTGGTCAGGATTTGGCGTCCGTTTCTGAAGTCGTTAGTCCTGAAAATCCTCGTTTTTCTCTTCGTTGGGTAACCCCTACGAAGAAGATAAACGGGACTAGGGCTATTTTACGTTGGTTCCAATACAATCCGGAACATGAGGCGTTGGATTCGTTTCGCTTTCGGTACTCTCGTGAGAGTGTTACCTACAGCGAGACTTCTAATCCATACGCTTCGCGTCCTGTTGTTTGGGACCGTATAACTGATATAGGGTCAAAGGAGCGACTACGCGTTAAGCGTTATGCTCCTTCTCTCATAGATACGGCCATTTTTCCGCAAGAGGTTCCATCCTCTGTGAATAATGACTTACTGGATATAGATTGCAACAATAAGTTGAAGATCCTCTCTGCCACACGGCAGTTCGAATCTTTGATTCAAGTTAGTTACTATACCAATC